GTGTCAACTTGTTCACGCCATTCGCGGGCTTCTTTGGTACGCCCTTCAAGTAATTCTCTATCCCAACCAAAAACTGCACCAACTGCATCTTTGAGCGTAGCGGCAAATGAGTCTCTACGGAACTCGTGGAAGTTTACAAGGTAATCTGCGGCTGTGTCTTTGCCAGAACCAATGAAGCCGCATACGCCGATAATTTTAGTCATGCGTTATGATAACACAACTGCACAATAAAATCAACGATTTTACTTTTCGTATTTTACCATAAAGTCGGTACAGGTTCTAAACATCTGCGGGACCAAATTTTTCTCTTTTTCGATTAGTCTATGCAGGTCTGCAAACTCCTCTGCATAGTTTACTGCTCGTAATGCGTTTAGTACCAACTCTACGCAACTAACATGGGTGTCATCTGATAGATCAAATAGATCATCATATGGCTTACCTTGTTGTTTTAATAGTGCATCGATGATCTTGGTCCATTCTGCGTTGTCGATGTTGTTTGGTGTTAGTAAACATACTGTATCACATTCGAACACTTGGTCAAATGTAGAATAATGTACACCTACTCCAGTGGCTTCAACAAATTTAAAGCTAGCAGTATCTGTAGGATCAGTGATGTTGTCGCAGTTCATTAGTGCATGGCTGTAATTAGCCCATACTCCTGTTTTAACCCATGACAAGAATGAAACCACAATACTACTTAGATGGTGCTTGTCTCCGGTCAGGATAATATAATAACCGCTAGCCAACAAACGGGCAAGCTCATCTCGATCAGTTACCGTAATATATGTTTTCTTGCTCCAGGAGATTTTTCCTGGAAGCATTGCAATCCAATGGTATATCTTATAAAGTAGTGTAGAGTACTTAGACATTATCCAAAAATGAAGCTTAGTGGTGTGCCACCATCTTCATACTTTAATAGTGCTTCTTCTAGTTTATCTTTTTCAGCTTGACCTTGCTGGATTAAGTCGTTACCGTTTAGTTGGACGCCACCCTGGGGGCCTGCTAAGTTTGCAAACTTGCTACGAGCTTGTCCTAGACTCATTTTAGCAACTGCTAGAGCATAATCCTTTAACCACTGCCCTGCATAAACGTCTACTAATAATGCTTCATCAGGACGATAATTGTAAGTGTGAAGAACAGTATTTTCTTCTGCTTTAACGTTGCGGTGTAAGTTTAAAATCTTAGATGAGTTAGACCATGTAAATGTAACGTTGGCACCAAACATACGTCCTAGCAGTTCACGTTGTCCCATGTATAACTCAAATGTAGCAAGACCTTGCCCACGTGCGGCATTTAACATATACATGTTTAAGTAACCGGCTTCAAAGGGTTCAAAGTTTGTAGCTGAACTTCCAACACCACCTGCTGATTGTCGATACATTACTCTTACTTCGATAATTTCGTTTGGAAGTCTATAGTTACTTTGATCTGGACTTAGCCTTAAAATCATAAAGCTTTCTTCGACTGCCCTGCTACTGCGCTGGCGGTAATAGGCAATAGCCCTATCAAGGGCCATGTCATAGTGTTCTTTGTCGAGTTCAATATCGACCATGCCGCCACCAAGGTTTAGCTCAATATACTTGATTGCCTTGGCACGTTCGGTGGTATTTGTGTTTAGTTCTGCCATAAGAGTCTCCGGTAGTATTTACCGGAGACTGGTCGCAAAACTTACTTGATTGCGCGGAGCAGGATCGTTTCTGGAGAAATGCGTCCTTTTAGCTTGGTCTCTACAGACTTAATAGTGTCCATAAACTTGCGTAGTCCGGGCTTGCCTTGTGTCTTAAACTCTGCAAGCTTTTCTGCAGGCTTACGTAGCGTTTTGCAAGTGCTCTTTAGCTCGTCAAATCCAATGATAGCAGAGCCCTTAACACCCAACTGGCCAACAACCATATCACCGTGTGTTGGCACAACAAAGCGGCCTAGCTTGCGTGTCTTTGTATTGTAAACCCAAAGCTCGCTCATACCCAAAATGTCAGTAGGGGCGATACTCTTAAGTCCAAGTTCTGCAAATTCTTTAAGGAACTTGAGATTCTTAACTTGCTTTTCAGGTGGCACAGGCTTGCGCTTGGGCTTGGCACGAGTAGCAATCTTAGAAGTTTTATAAGCCATAGCATCGTTAATGATAGCTTCGTAAAACTTAATAAGCTTGTTTACTTCTCGCTTGCCCAGATGCTTGTACGCTTCCAGTAACTGGCTGTCCTTGCCTTCTAGATATTCGTTAAGTTCATCAATCTTAGGTTGGATGACTTCTGGAATCTTAGTAGCATATTGCACCGCAATATTTTGAGCAGACAAGAACTTAAAGGTTGAGAACTCTTTGCCATCAGTTAGATAGTCATCGATTGCACCTTCAATTTCTCCCATTGCTTCGCTAAACTTTTCAGCAAGTCGATCTTGAATTGTTTCTTTTTTAACTACAGGCTGGGCTTCTTTTTCAGCTTCTGCTTCTTCAACATCATACTTGCCAGACTTGATTGATGTTTCAATTTCGTTGCGAAGCCATGCGCCAGTGTCGCGACCTTGATTAAAGTCTGCATGGATTTCAGGCATGCCACGAACAAGGCATGCCGCTACGCCGCATAGTGTAGATGACACACGGCTGTCTTTAAGTTTACGGAATTCGTTAATTGTAGCTTTGTCGTAGCCATTGAGCTCCATCCACTCAGCTACTTTAGGACGCAAGTCTTTAACGCTTGACTCAAGACGATAGTACTCCATTGCTTTACGGAAATGGCTACCAAACTGCATGCCTTCCCAATCTTGGGCGCCATCCCAGCTTGGGCTGTAATCCCGGGCCGACTTTGTACGATGTGCAATTACTTGCTTTTTAGTTACACGGGTCTTTTTAGCGGGTGCTTTTTTGGTTGCTGTAGCCATTTGTTTGCTCCTAAAGTTTGCGTTAACAGGACAATTATAACTTATCTCTGCGGGCCTGTCAAGAGCTAAGAACCGGTAAATAGCTTACAAATATAGGACCATTTTGGTCCTGAGGAAATTATGCCAAAAATATCGCTTTGGAAAAACGCTAAAACGCAGGACTACTACTATCAGGACCGAATCATTCGTGAAGCGGTAGGTGCAGGCGGCACAACTATTTTAATCCACAAATATCTTGGGCCAGCGGCTACAGAAGATGGTTCTGATCCAGCCAGGCCCAATCTAGCCGAAAAGGACCAAATTACAGAACTTGACATCCAAGATGTGCTGTTTATGGAAAACCGCGACCGTGTTTATGATACCACTATATATGAGCTTCGTGGCACTTATAACGTCACGGACCAAGACTTTGACCTAAGTCAGTTTGGACTATTTTTAAATGCTGACACCATGTTTATTACATTTCATACAAATGAAATGATTGAGCGTTTAGGTCGCAAACTTATGGCCGGTGATGTAATTGAACTACCGCACTTAAACGATGACTTATTACTTGATGCTAATGCTAAGAGCATTAACAAGTTTTATGCTATCCAGGATGCCGCTCGAGCCGCAGAAGGTTTTGGTCCAACATGGTGGCCGCATTTATGGCGCATTAAGGCTGCACCTATCAATGACGCACAGGAATATCGTGGTTTACTAGGTAACCCAGAAGATGAGGATAGTTTGAAAAACGCACTTAGCACCTACCAAAAAGAAATAGCAATATCAAACGCTATTTTAGAAAGTGCTGAAGTACTAACACCCAACGCTGGTTATGCTACTTCAGACATAACAACATTTGCTAACCCTATTCCGGGGTTTGACGGCAATCCAAACGGAATACCAAATAATGTTGTTAATACATCTGAGTATGCCGCAAGCCACGGCGATACCACTGGGGTAGCGACTGGCTTGACCTTCCCATCTAGCCCAAGCCAGGGTGACTTGTTTATGCGTGTTGACTTTACTCCAAACAGATTATTTGTATATCGCGGAAATCGTTGGCACAGAGTAATGGACAACCTAAATCAAGTTGGTTGGTCAACTGCTACATACAATGCCGGTAAGTTTATTAATAACCCGGCTACTACTAGTGTTGGTGGATATGGCAAAGAAAAGAATACGATCGACCAGCGTCAACCACTAAGCAAGGTGTTTACAAAACCTAAGGCAGACAACTAATGGCACAACAATATTTTTATGATCAACAAATAAGACGCTGGTTGTTACAGTTCATGCGCTTGTTTGGCGGCTTCTCTGTTAAGATGGGCAAGGATGCAACTGGTGCCGACATTTATCATCAGGTACCTGTTCGTTACGGCGATACTAACCGCATGAGCCAGCACATTCTTAGAAACAATAGTGAAAACACAATTATCAGTGTCCCTGCTATTAGTTGCTATATTGCTGAGCTTGTGCCAAACGCAGAACGTAGACTTAATCCAACTTTCCAGGATAGTGTACAAGTGTATGAAAAAACATTTGATCCTACTGCTGGAACATATATTGATCAAGTCGGAGAAACATATACGCTAGAACGCCATGCCCCTATCC